AAACACTAGGGGGTGGATATTATATTTGACCCCCCCTTAGGGTCTTCTTGATATCCTCTAGGTTCCTGCAAGAATGGACTGATTGATGTCATCATTCTCATCATAATCTAAAGGAGTTAAATCTAAGTCTTCATCATCATAAACAGCGATGTACAAACCTGTTGGATCAGCTTCAACGAACGAAAGTATTGCTCGTTCAATCTCTTTTGCTTCTTCAACGAGTGTCATATCATCTGTTGTATGGGATAGTCTGTCAACAATTGAGCAACTTCCGTATTCATGACTTTCGTCAAAGTTGTACCAATCACGAAACTGCGTGAATGGTGACCAAGGATTGTCAATCGTTGTTAAAGCGCAAGCTTTCATCATTTCACGCTTCTTTCTTTTTCATGTATTTGGTAACAGTAGACTCACTAATGTCCAGTCTGTCTGCAATCTCAGCAATTGTGTAGTTGCTTGATGCAAGAGCTTTGATGTGATCTACTTTTGCTTTACTAAGAACATTGCTTTCTTTTGGTGTTGCTCGTGAACGTAAGTCATCAGGATCACAGTTAGCAAGTATCTTTTCTAATGTAGAACTTGTAATAGCACCTTTCTGAATAGCTTCCCATTCACGATCAGTAAGAGTAATGTTACGTTCTTTACGTGTCTTAGAACCAAGTTCTGCACGAGCTTCTGATACACTAGACTGTCTAAGCTTCTGTAAGCTCTTCTTGTCTTCCTTAAGATCAGGATTAGCATCTATAGCAGACTTAACTTTAGCAGCAGACTGTCTCTGTGCAGCACGCTCTTTGATAGAGTTCTTGAGGGCGGTGTTAAGTTTATCGTTGAGTGATGCCACTTCTGCAGCATACTCTTTCTTAGCAGCCCTATCTACCGTCATATTAGGGGTGTGCACCATCTCAAGACGTGCATCTCTTGCCATCTGCTTCATATCGTTAGCATAATCAGCATAAAGAACTTCCATTTTAGTACGCTTCTTAGAGATAAGGGTGTATGCATCCTCTGTCTCCATCATCTTGGTACTCTTATCTGTCCTCTCCTTGACCTCTTCTACAACTGTTCCATCTTTCTTGACCTTAGTCTTGGTGTAGTATCTCTGGTCATCAGCAACAGTCTTGTAGATTAAGCTGCCTTCTGGCTTGGTTGGGTCATACCAATCTTTACCTTTCTCGTTAACTTTAGGCTGACCCTGTCTCTTAGACACATCGGCCTCACTCTTAGCACGAGAGAGGAGTGTAGCTGCACCACCAAACTCTGGTTCACCTGTCTTAGGGTCAATCTTAACCGAGCCATCAGGATTGGTCTTGATCTGGTATTTCTTCTTAAGCTCAGTGATGTTGTTGTCCTTCTCACTCTGCTTCCAGTCAAGGTGATGTTTCTCTGCATCGATTACTACCATTGAATGTTTAGTAGCACGAACGAGTTCATCTTCACTTGCACCAGCCATGGTCATGTCCATGATGAGGTTAGCTGTTATGCCCATCTGCTTCTGTGTAGTAGCATGGTTCATAGGATTAAACGGTATACCATTGCGACAGTACTGACCTTTCTCGTTAATGCTATCGTACTGGTATTCTTTTGAATCGAATCCAACAAGACCCTTGAGTGGTTCCTTGTTAGAGATCTTAACCTTGCCATCTGGATCGTGAGTTGGAATTACCATAACTGTATCGCCATCGAAGTCTGCACCTGACAGCTGTTCAGCAACCTTACTCTTAATACCAACAGCATCATAACTATCAGTACCAATAATCTTTCGACCTAATCTATTCTTGTTGTTAACAGTAAGAATAGGAATCTGATAAATACCTTCATGTGGGTATCTAACGAGAGCAACCTTAGTTCCATCTGGATACTGAGGTGCAAAACATTCACCATCTTTGAGACTGTTAACAGGAATGATTACATGGTACTTCTGATGTGGTAAAGCAGCAGCCGAAAGAGTTACTGCATTCTTGTCACATCCTTCTGCAAACTTATTGAGATAATACTTTCTAATCGTAGGATTAGTTATAGACATAATGTCTTCGTATTCATCTCTCTTGTCTGCTCGTGCAAGGTCAAGCTGTTTCTTTGCAAGACCTGTTGACTGTTTAGCAAGGAACTGAGATGGAAGTTTGTCGTCCCATTCGCTCCAGTCACCCTGTGCTGCACGTTTGTTGATAAGACCTAACTTCTTTTCACCTGTCTTAGGGTCTTCGTATTCGTACTGTCCATCTGGTTTGATGAGTGAACCGAAAGGATTTGTAGGATCCTTCTTTAAGTTCTTATCAACACTCTTAAGACAATCCATTGGTGTAGGACACTTTTCTCTTGTCTTATTAGTATTAAACGCAACATCAATTCCAGGAGGTAAGTCATCAGAATATACAGCCATACCTTTGAGATAGTGTGTGCCATCTACAAGGATTCGTACCTGACTGTATTTATCGTCACCAAGACTTAAGTCAGCGCATCCAGGTCTGAGTTCGATTATACCATCTTTCTCAATACCTTTGTAGCCGTCTGGTCCCTTATCGTCAGCATACCTAACAAGAAGTCTCTTTGAATCAAGACTCTCTGGATACTGAAATTTCTTGAATGTTTTACCACCATCGTCAGACTTATAATCGGTAATAGTTTTAACCTGATCAAAGTTGTAAATATCTTTGTGTTCAACTTCAGGAGCAGCAAGAACTCTCTGTGTTGTCATCTGAGATGGATTGGTAGCCTGAGGGATTCGTCCACTGTAATCGTGGTAGCCCTCGCCAACAAGATAGTAGATAGCAGTGTCGAGTCGTTCTCTCTTGATACCAAGTTCGAGTTCAACATTCTTTCCAACATCTACCATCTTCTTTTCGTCAACCTGGTCCTTTAAGAATTTAGCTGTCTCATGAATCTCGTTCATCTTCGCTACTGAACTTTCATTAAACAGACTTCTTATCGAACTTTCGTTAACTCCCATAGCCCTAGCTATTTCGCTTGTGTTAAGTCCATCATCACGAAGAGAACACGCTCTTGCATATTTCTCCTGTCTTCTTTCATTAACACAAATACTCTTTTCATACCTATATTCGTTCAGTGATACACCGAACTCCTTGTAGACGTTTTCAGCAGTTTCAGTCCAACCTTTCTTCTTAAGTTCGTCGACTCTACCTAAGAAGTCTCGGTTGTCACCATGTTGATAAGGGTCTTTGCCCGAACCCCATGGATAACGTCCTGAACGTCTCTTTTTACCATAATGGTAGATTTCATCCTCTTTACCTTCCATTATGGCTTCGTAAATTTCTGTGAGCTCAGCGGCCGTCTGGTTCACATTAATTACCCCCTTTGTGCTTTACGCAAACATAGATTTCTGAATAAGGGCATCCTCCTCTTTGATACGTTCCATTGCTTCACGAATATCACTTGCTGTAACGTCTAAGATAAGAATCTCGTCGTTCTGATAAATGCGTAACTCAATTAATCTCATATCCTCAGGGTCTTCCCCATATTCCAAACAAAATAGTGCAGCATACGCAACAAGCTGTTCGGGATGGATCCTTCCTGAACCAGTCTTTAAGTCGTGTATGCGCAATTCACCGTTTCGGTAGCTGATAGCATCGGCTGTGCCAAAACAGTTATCTGAGTAATATAAACATACTTCGGGATCCATATGAAATCCAATAGCATCGTTTACATAACTCTGTAAGGTTTTAACTTTACCTCTTGGTACTGCCTGCTTGATTCCAAGCTTAATAGTCTTTGCAGCCCATTCGTGTAACTCAGTTCCTTTCTCTGCCGCTTTTCTGGTTGCGACATACGCCATAAGTCTATCGTCATCATACTTAAGCCAGCATGGTTGGGATGGACTAAGACATGCATGCTTACCTGCTAAGTTCGAATGCTTTTTCCAAATCACTTAGAACTTCCTCCTTATTTTCTGGGTAGATAAAAGCTGAGAAAGACATTCTATTGCAGATATCAACATAGTAATCCTGGTTAGGTCTATGACTTGCTTTAGCATCTTTCTTAACTTCTAGTAGTGCCCAATGATGTTTGTAAAGAATAAGAAGGTCAGGAATTCCTTGAATATATCCAGCATCCATTTTCGCTATGATACAACCAGGAAACCTAACCTTCAATTCTTTAATGAGACTCCTTTGGAAATCTCGTTCAGGTTTGCTTTCTTTCATAATAATCTGGTCTCCATTCAGATTCAAATTTAGGAAAGGATGAGAAGAGACAGAATTATCTAAACTAATTTAGATGTAATACCTCGAGAACGGGGCATCTTCTATCTCTCCTCATAAAAGGGGATGATTTTCACGCGAATTACTTTTGATACGAAAATAAAGAAGAGCGCCTGT